TTGAAACATTTTCCTGTGAAGCTAATTTAACTTCTGATTTTGCTAACATTTACACATCAGATAAACTTAATTTGGTTTACTCTGCTGATAAGAATGTTGTTCATCTTGGTGATAAAAGTGCAAAATGCGTAGTACTGGCCAATGATGGATCAGATTTTATACCTTTTAATTTCTTACCAAAGTCTATAATTTTTGATGTTCCTGGTTCTTCTCTTTGGCATGCTTTAAATTACACAGCATTTTCAACTTCAAAAGAAAGCATGATCAACGCAGTCTATTTAAATTTTGATTCAGCTTATCTAACTGCATATTCTTTTGATGATAGAAGAATGTCAAGATTCAGAATTAAGATTGGTGAAAATTGCCCTGAGTTTGAATCTTTTTTCGTTCCAAAAGAAACTGCAGAAATATTGATCAATTTACTTCAAGATAATACAGTTACATTTGAAGTAGGACAAAGACACTTAAAGCTAACTTGGGAAGACACTATTTTAATTTTATCTCTTGTTCAAATTGACAAGAAAACTTATCCAGATTTAAATAAGTTTTTCCGCAAAGATGACAAGGCTGAGTTTAAAGTAAATAAAGCTGAACTAACCAAAGCATTAAAGTTAGCTGGTCTTGTTGCTAAAAACTCATTCATTAACATTGAATTGAAAGATAAGACTTTAATCTTTACTGGTTCTGATAAAGAGCGTGGATCAACTCAGAATAAAATTGAGTGTATTTCAAGCACTAATTCAGGAGAAGTCCAAGTTCTACACAAAGACTTGATGGATTGTATTTCTAAAACTGAAGATGAAGAATTAGTATTTAAGATTAAAGAAATCGATGAAGAAAAGTTGTCACTGTGCTTGATTCATGGTAACTTTAATCACTTGCTAATGCCAATTGTTTCTAAAGATGAAAATGAAGAAGACTAGTACGTTTATTGAAGAGAATTGGAAGAAAGTCTACATATACACGGGGGATGAATATATCTCCCGTATTTTTTCTTTTGAAGACACAATTGTAGAAAGACTAGACACAAACTCTTCTATCAATAAAATTGCTAACACTATACAGGGTGTTAATATATTTGAACAAAAAAAATGTGTCAAGATTTACAACCCGAATACAGCTCAAATTAAAGTTATATACGATTCTATTCTTACATCTAAAATTAATGTTGATTATCTTCAAATCTATTGCTGCAATGAGTCTTTAGATGGTAGATCAGCTTTAGCTACGAAAGGCAAGACAGCTGGAAGAATATTCAACTATAGTGCAATTGAATACACTAATGTTTCTGGGTTCTTAAGATTTTTAAATGATTGGCTTTCACATAGAAATCTTACAATCACTTATGAAGCAGAAAATTGGATACAAAGCAATTCACCATCCACAATAGTTAAAATGAAATCAGGGGCCACAAAAAAAGAAGTAATTGTTTATGATCTTCCCTTGATCTTTAATGAATTATCTAAATTAACAGTTCTAGACAAAAAAGAATTAGATTTAGATGATGTGAAGATTTTTCAATTTAGTGATCATAATAAGAACATATTTGATTTCTTCAATGTATGTATGTATGGTAAACCCTCAGATATACTAAAAGGACTGATTGATTTAAACGAATCACATGGCCACCAAATGATATTGATGGTTTTTCTTTCTCAATTATTTTTCTATCTTAAAATTGCAGAATATAAAGAAAGTAAAATTAATAACAATGATATGCTTGAAGATTTAAGTCTGTCTAAATATCTAAAGAAGTACCTCGATGCAGACTTTAAAGAAATAGAGCAAGACATACCCTTGAAACAAGTAAATCCAATAAGACTTCAAATTGCTTATAATCAAACTTATCTATCCACAAAGGAAATATCAACTTATATTCAATCTACTTTGAACCTAGTTATTGATTTAAGAAACAATTTGAGTACAGAAATAGTTTTTCCATACTACTCTTTGTGTTTATCTAACAAGAGATTATATCAAGTCATGTCGTATAACTATATTAATGATTGATGAACATTACACATACATTAATGAATTAGTTAAAAAAATAAAAGAAGATGAAACCTCAGCACTTTTCGAATTGTTTAGTTTTTATAAGCCTTTAATTTTTTCAGCAATTACAAGATGTTTAGCAAAAGATAAAAACTTAATTTCTTACAAAGAAGATTTGGTTCACGAATCTATTTTTGTCTTGCAGAAATTAAGTAAAAATTATGATCCAGCTTTATCTTATTTTTCATACTATTTATCAATAAGAATAGACCATGCTCTTTTATCTCATTTCAAAAGTGCGTTTGATGTCAAGCCTGAGCCTATTGAATTACCTGTAATTCATACATATTTTGACCCATTTAACAGGGTCAATAATGAGATTGTAATTGATGAAGCAATGGATCAATTAAATGAGAAACAAAGAGAAGCAATAGAACTTTATTTTTTTCAAGAAATGACACAAGAAGAAGCTGCGGAAAAACTTGGAATACAACAAGCAGCATTCAGTAAGAGACTTGACAGAGCTTTAGACAAATTAAGATCTATTTTGAGCGATTCTTTCTAAACCGATGGAATATTTTAATCAAGTTTTTTGTACTATATTGATATGCTGAACTTTTAAAACCCCTAGTTAATTCCAGGGGTTTTTTATTTTGGTATATAAATTTGCAAATTTATTTATTTAAGGGGAGTCTAAAGTGTCCGAAAAAAATAATGATGACTTTATTTACAATTGGCGCAACGAGCTTAAGCAACACGCAGATGGTGCTTATCTTGTAGCTAAAAGAATGGCCTCAAATCTCAAAGAAAAAGGATTGAGCAAGAGTGATGTTATAGAACTCTTGGCTGTAGAGAACTTTGACTTAGATCTTGCTAAGAGAGTTGCTTCTAAAGTTTTTGATGAGAAAGGTACAGTAGCTGAGAAAAATACAATCGAAGTTTCCGTAGTTCCAACAAAATATGCCGATTGTGCTCCAATTATAGAAAGAAGTCTAATAAAATTAAGTGCTAAAGAGTTTGCTAAGAGACTTTGTTCAGGTCCTTATGCAATTGTAAAAGCAGATGAAAAATCATTTGATTCATGGGTAAGATTAGCAGAATTAGCTAAGACATCAGCAAATGCCAAAAACAATTTGCATTCTGAATTAAAACCATGGGTTGAAGAAGCTTTATTAAACTCTGTTTTAGTAGCACAAAATGATAAGCCAGTAATTACTGCAGCTGATAAATCAAATAAGATTTTCAAAGTTGCAAACAAAAAAGGTGAAGCAACAGTTAATTTAGCTGCTGGTACTTCTTCATCTGATAAATACACTAAGGGTAATTATGAAACATTCGGCATTGCTGATGAATTTATAGTTTCAGCTGCAGATACAGTTTCCCCTTACCAAAGATTGAAAAGAGCATTAGACTTTTAATTATATAAATAATATTTTTAAACCCGTCGATTTCGACGGGTTTTTCTTTTATCTGTAAAATTATATTAATATGGCTAACTCAAAAGATAACATCATCAATTCACTAGTTCAAGTAGAAGAAAATTTACCAGAATCTTCTATCAGATATTTTAAAGATATCAAAGAAACTGATAAGCCTTTAATTCCTCTGCCTCCTGATCATATGGCAGACATTACATACCCTCAATTTATAGAGGTTAGGTGTGCAATTTGCTCCTCCCATTTAAGAAACATAGCAGAACATGTTTATCTTGAAAGTGGAAAGAAACCCCAAGCTGTAATTAAGTTTTTTGAAAGGCATTTTGGAGCTAGGCTAAACTGGACACAAGTTTCTACTCACATGGATAGTCATTGTGATTTTAAGAAACTTGTAACTTCTGGCTTAAAGAGTTACGAACACCAAGAAGAGTTAATTGCCCCTTGGATATTTAGAGAAAATCAATTAGCTCTTACTGCATTAATGGTTGAACTTGATGATGTCAGAGGCATTGATTGTAGCAAAAACAATGATCTGAAATTGAAAAGAGCTGCAATGGTAGAAAAGCTTATTAGTAAAATCCTTGATATCAAAGACAAAAGAGACAATCAAGGTGTATTCTCAATTAATGTTTTTGAGATATTATCCGAACTTCATGACAAATTCGAAAGTGAGCATGACAAAAGACTATTAAGAGATGAACTTAAAAAGCTGAGAGAAAAGCTTAAGCAAGAAAATTAATGAGAAAAAACGCATCCAAAGCTTCATTGACACAAGCTGAAATTAGACAGCAATTAATTCAGCAAGCAAATTTAGCATCCGAAAAGTTTAAGGACAGTGAATATGCAGAAGAGTTTGCTGATGAAGTAGCTCCTAATGTAAGATCTGAAATTGCGCCTCCAACAAAACCTGATAGAACAAGATTTAATCCTGATCAGATTGTTGATATTGTAACTTTCATTGAACATCCTTATTTTTGTAATCTAAAACCTTATCCTTTACAAAGACTAATTCTAAAATGTTTTTATATGGGACAGGAAGGAAATACAGATTTAGTAATTCAAGACATTCCAGAAGAAGAAAGAGTTGGGTGTGATGGATGTGTATGGGATTTTGTAAAGAAAAATGAGCATAAGTCTGTTGAAATGCACAAGCAAAACAGACCATTTAAAGCTTCATTTTCAGTTATTAATTCTCCCTGTTTAACATGTGATCGAATGGATAAAGATATTATTCAACAAAGATTTGAACATGAGAAAGACAATGCAACTAACCCAGATGCTTTAAAGAAAATTGAGCAACTCTTAGAAAGACCATTCATAGATAATTTCCAAACAGAAAAAGACTTATTATATTCAGAAGAGTTTGATCCAAAATTGCGTATGCAAATTATGGATAAATGTAATAACAGATACAAGTTTCAAGAATTAGTGCTAGTACTTGGAAGACGTAGTGGTAAATCATTCCTTGTTTCTGCAATTGGTTTGTATGAATTATATAGACTAATTTCTATGGGTCATCCTCAAGCAAGATATGGCTTGATGGAGTTTGATGCGATTTATCTGTTAAACGTGGCTAAGAATGAAGAGCAGGCTAAAAATGCTATCTTCGCAAAACTTAAACAAACTGTATTAGCCTCTCCATTTTTTCAACCATATATTGGCAAAGATACAGAATTAGAAATGCGGTTCTTTACTGAAAATGATCGTAAAGAAAATGAAAGAAGAGAAACTGCTGGATTAAACTTATTTTCTGGGTCATTAGTTTTAAAGTGCGGTTCTAGTAGTGCATCTGGTCTCGTTGGTCTCACTTGTTGGAGTGTGATCATGGACGAAATTGCTGCTATGGCAGGAGACAATCCTGATTCTGGTCTTGACTATGATTTATATAATGATCTAAAACCTTCTCTTGCTACATTTGGGCGTGATGGAAAGATGATGATGCTTTCCAACCCTAAAGGCCCAATTGGATTACTTTATGACTTGCACGAAAATAGACAAGACGATCCATCCACTCTTGTTATGCGTGGCCCTACTTGGCTTGTAAATCCTAATATTGACAGAGATTTTCTAGAGTCCGAAAAGAAGAAAAACCCTACTGAATATCAAATGCAATATGGAGCAGAATTTGGGGCTTCTTCATCTGATCCTATGTTTGCTGAAGATGATATTAATAGATTCTTTTCATCTATGTCAATGGTTAAAAGATCTGAAAAAGGATTTGGTATGCATGATTATTTCTGCCATTTAGACCCTGCTAGGACTTCTGACTATTATGCTTTAGCTGTTGCACATACCGAAGCTATTATTGGACAAATGGGTGCTGATGGAAGAATTATGAGAAGAATCGTAATTGATCATATACACTTCTGGAATCCATTAACTAAGAACCAACCTATAGAAGAAAAAACAATTGAAGAATATGTTTTAGATTTACACAAAAGATTTAGGTTTAGACAAGTAAGTATAGACCAATGGAACTCGCAATCTTCAGTAATAAAGCTTCAAACTTTAGGTGTACCAATTATTGAAAAGCAATTCAACAAAAACTATAAAGAAAGTATTTACACAGAATTGGCAACATTAATTAGAGAAGACAGAATTGATATTTATGATATTTCTGGTGGAGCATATTTAGATAAATCAGGAAATAAGCATCCTTTAAATGAAATTAAAGAAGCTAAAAATCAATTCTTATTTCTTCAAAAAAAATGGAAAGGAAAAAGATTTGCAATTGAAGCTCTGTCTGGATATCACGATGATATTTGTGATGCTGTGGCAGCTGCTGCTTATGAAGCACTATTTGCTAAGATTGCAAAAACATTACCCAAGTCAAGGACGATTAATATGAGCGGAAGAATAAGATAATTATCCGTCTTTGAGGTTCTCAACAAATGTCTTCAAAAAAGAATATAAAAACAGCTGCTGGTTTTGGTGGTGTTGGAGGTGCAGGCTCTGGTGCTTGGTCTCCTGGTGGTAGTCCAAGTGGCGGAAATTATGGTGACTATAATCAATTTATCACAGATCAAGCTTTTGAATCAATTTTAGCTAGAACGCACAATCCGCCAGATGACGATGCAAACAGAAATTTTGAAGCAAGATTAGTACCTTTCCACACTATGAAAGAAGATGATGTATTAGGAAACATTGACATTCTTGACCCGGTGGAAAGAGAAAGAATTAAATTAAGGGCTAAATTGAGAGATCATAAGTCTTTAATGGAATCTGAAGCTAACAAGAGCAAGTACACTGATAATAAAGAATCATATATTTCTATGGAAGAATCACTTTCCAAAAGAAGAAAATATAAAGAAAAGCAAAAGTTTGATTATGAAGATGAAACTCCTGAACAAATCAAACCTGAAAGAGTGCATTATTCTTCAAATCAATTTACAAAATTAGCTAAGGACTTTACAACTAGAAGAAGAGACAATATTACCCCTTCTGGTCCTGATGATAATCCATTTTATGATGCACAATTTTCAAACGCTCATCTTGGTAAAACTCCATTACTAACTGAAGGAGCAGATATTGATAAATATTTTGAAGACCAAAGAATGGAATATACTCCAGATAAAGATGGTTTCAGAAATGAAACAACTATTTTGGATACTTTAGATCCAGATGCTGCTTACCCATCATTTTCAGGAAAAAGTTCTGCTGAAAATTATGATCCTAGTGAACAAGACAAAACTATTGAACAGCAATTACATACTCAAGAATATGCGTTAAATAATGATTACGATAGAAATAAACAAGGTGATGAGGAAGTTGGATTTGATGATAATCCTGGATTAAAAGGACAAGGCAATTTCCCAAGAGTTCCATGGGCAGGTTCCAATTTGTAAAATATATGTATGGTATATGACTATTTAATTATTGGAGCCGGATTTTTCGGCTCCATTTTTGCTTATGAAGCTAATAAAATAGGCAAGAAAGTTTTAGTTATCGATCAAAGAAATCACATTGGTGGAAATTGTTACACTGAACCACATGAAGATTATCATATACATAAATATGGGCCTCATATATTTCACACATCTAAGAAATACATTTGGGATTATTTAAATCAATTTTCAGAATTCAATAATTATTCTCATAGAGTCAAAGCAATAAATCATGGCTATATATATTCTTTGCCTATCAATCTATTAACAATTAATCAAATATGGCCTGATGCAAATACCCCTGATAAAGCCATAGCAAGAATACAAGCTGAAATTGTGCCTTGTGAAAATCCAAAAAACTTAGAAGAACATATATTATCTCTTGTTGGCCCTACTATTTACAAAACTTTAATTTATGGTTACACAAAAAAACAATGGGGTAAAGAACCTAAATATTTACCATCTTCAATTATAAAAAGATTACCAATTAGGTATACATTTGACGACAGCTATTATCCAGACCAAGATGTTTATCAAGGCATACCAATAAACGGATACACGCCAATATTTGAAAAATTGCTAAAAAACATTGATATTGAGTTAAATGTTGACTTCTTTAATGATAGATCATATTGGGAATCGAAAGCTCATAAAATAGTGTATACAGGTCAAATTCAAAGATATTTTGATTGTATGTATGGTGAATTAGAATATAGATCACTTGATTTTAAAAATTATGAAGTTATGACTGACTTTCAAGGATGTTCACAAATGAATTATCCTGATGAAAATACACCTTGGACCAGAATAATACAGCACAAACATTTCACGAAAAGTAAATCCAAAAATGACTTAATTACCTATGAATATTCAAAAAAATATGATTCTCAAGATTTAAACAGCCAGCCATATTATTCAGTTAACGATGAAAAAAATAATCTTATTTATGAGAGATATCAAGAATATTACCAAAAGTTTACTAAAAACTTAATTATTGGTGGACGTTTAGGAAATTATAGATATTACGATATGGATATGACTATTGCTAATGCATTGAACGTATGTAAAAGAGAATTAGCAGGAAATTCAGTTTAAAAATTATAAAACACAAATTATGCATAGAAGTGAAATTGTTAGATTATTAAAACTTGCATACACATTTGACAAGTCAGGGAACTTTCGTGAGTCTGACAAAATAACTTACAAGCTTACTAGAATTGCTCAATACTACGGCAACTTTATGACTACCAACACAGAAAACAGAGTAGTACCTTATGCTGATACTGAAGAAGATGTAGAAATTGATGCAAAAAGATTAGACAAGCAAGACAGATTTAGAGTACCCGAATCTAAAGATGATGAAGCTTCTAATCCAGAATTTTTTAGTATAGAAGCAAAACTACATGGTGCTTCTGGTGGGGGAATTACTTATGAAGATCCAGCCCCAGAATCAAAAAATATTGGCTTAGATGACAATGTAAGCCGTGGCGATTTAAGTGATTATTTATTCGAAAATACTTATGAACAAAATGTTTCAGATGGCAATGGCTATTTGAACAGAAACCCAAGATAGGAGAAAATTATGCCTTTACCAATTCAATCTTTAAACAACTTTCCTGAAGATAATGACAATGTTCAAATGTCTTCTTTAGGTCTTTCGGATATGCAAATTCAACTTTTAGGTTTTTCAAAGCCTGTTAGAGAAGCAAAAGTAATTGTAAGTCAAAAACACATTGATTTATTAATTGAAATTGAAAAGAATCAAAATGATGTAGTTACAGCTGCAAATATGATTAATAATCTAAAAGATGCTAAAGTTTGTAATGTTCCAAAGACTATACATGACAATGACCTTCTTGCTCTTAAAACAGCTGGATTATTGACAGGCAGCGGTAGAACTGTTGCATTAACTGCAAAAGGAAAGATTGCACTTAGAGATGCATATTTGAAAGATCCAGTTAATGAATTTAAGAAATCAAGAAAGAAAGAAAAGTTTGATTTGACAGAAGCTAAAAATGTTAAAGTTGCTTCCAAAAAATCAACATTTAAGAAAATATGACTGACAGAAGATTTTAAAGGAGAGTTTGAATTAAGACTTGTTGCTGATAATGACAAATTATTACAAAAAGGTCTAATGCATTCCAAACCTTTAGAAAATCTTGAAGTTGCTTATTTTGTTTTTCCAACAAAAGGCAAGCACTCATTTTGGAATAAAAATGTTTCATATCCATTAACATTAGCTTTTTTAAACTCAAACCATGAGATTGTTGATTTTAAAGATATGGAAGCAGAGCAGACTGAAAGTGTTTCTCCAGACAGTAATTTTGTAAAATATGTAGTTGAAGCTAACAAAGATACATTCAAAGAACTGGGTATTAAAGTTGGAGATAAATTAGAATACAAGGATAACAAAATAGTTTTCCGTAAAAGTAATTAATAATGCCTAAAAAGCAGGGTTAAAAGCATTTTTTATAGAAGGTTTTTAGTAAGTATCAATTGCTTACTTAATCACAATCTTTAAAAAGATTAAAAGGATTGAACTTGAGGAGAAATTACACAATGGCAGATAGAATTTTCCCAAACAAGTATCAAGAATCTGGATTGGATTCTGAGCTTGTTTTTACTGGTATCAACTGGGATACATTTGGTCAAAGACTTGCCGCTATGGAAGAAGGCGAGGGCAAAGACGAAAAGAAAGATGTCCCTGATGAACTTATGAAAGCACTTCATGAGAAATATGAAGGCACATTTGACAACATTGCTGAAGGCTCTGATCAAGGCCACAAGCCAGTCAATGCTAAATGGGCTTCAGTTGAGGAAGATGACGAAAAATCTGACGAAGATGAGTCTGAGGAAGATGAAGACGAAGAATCTGAAGAAGATGAAGATTCTGATGTTGACACTGATGAAGATGATGAAATGACAGAAGAATCAGAAATGAAAAAGAAAGCATCCAAGATTGTCTTCACAAATCCTGCTCAACTTTCCGCAGAAGCAGTTGAAGCTGCTGTTGCAAATGGTGATGTTAGATTAGCAAACACAATCCTTGCTGCAAGACATCAAAGAAGATTAAGATTAGCTGGCAAAATTGAGAATAATATCAAGACTGCACAAGCACACGATCTTAAGCTTGCACAAAGAAGAGCTTACAGAGAAAGCCTTGTAAAAACTGCTGCAAATGCTGCAAAGAAGACTGTTAAAACTGCAAAGTCTAACGATTCATTTACAAAAGCATCACAACTCAACAATGGCGCTAAGCAGGCTTTTGCTGCTAAGGCAATTGCATCTGGTTTCCCAGCAGAATATGTAGAAGCTATGCTTAACACTCCTGTTACAGAAAAGCCAGTAGTTGTAGAAATCAAGCAAGTTATGGCTTCTAATTTAACTAAAAATGTTAAGAAGACAGTTGTAGCTAATATGATTAAAGAATCTGAATTAGATTCAGCAAACATCAACAGATGCAAAGATTATTGGAAGAATGAGCTCGGTTATGGCGACCCAGAATGGGTAGACGAGTTATTTAAAAATAGTTAATTAAAATCCTCAAGTTCAAAATATCCCAGAGCGAAAGCTCTGGGATTAAGACTTGGGAAAGAATAGGATGCAAAAATGAGCAAATTCAGAAAAGTTTCAGACATAGAAAACATTCCATCATTTATGGAACAAAAATTCGTTGGCGCTAGTTATGAAGCTTTTGATGATCCATATGCTGAATTGAAGCAAAATTCTACAGAAAATAGAATCAAGATTTCTAAGCAAACAATTGGTAATCAAAAAACAGCAGAAAACTTCACAAAGTCATGGGAAAAGATTCAAGGCCCATCTGTATATGAAGAACCAAAATACAACTTCAATAATGAAGATCTTTTTGGAACTAATACTATCAGAAGAGCAGGATCTGATTATGATGAAGGTTTAAACGCTAGAACCACTACATCAGGCTTAAAAGCTTACTCTGCAGATGAATATATGAATGCAATGCTCAGTAGAAGCGCTTCCATTTTTAATCCAGATATGATTGCTCTTTCAGAAGAGTTTTTAAATAGCCAAGAAAGCACAAGCCAACAATCTATGGTTAATCAAGCTCAAAGAAGAGAAGCACAAAGTTCTAAACATGCTTCATGGGAAGAAAAGCAACTCAACCAAATTAGAAAGTCTAGTGTTGTTTCAAATAGAGCGCACTCTGTTTTAAGAACTGCTAATGAAGGTCAATACTCTTCACAATTTGGCATGATTGATACAGATTCTTTAGATAACAGAGAATCACAAAGAGTTGCTATGCAAGAAAAATCAAGAGAACAAAGACTTGGATTAAAGAAGAGTCATACAGAAGATCTTGAAAATAGAGCGGTAAACAGAGCTCAAACAATTCATGACATTTATAATAATGTGAATATCAATTTAGATATAGACAAGATTTAATATGGAAAGGAAATATTCTTTGTCTGGTCTTGCATCAAATCCTGCAATGGGAATAAATAATCTCGACTTAAATGTAGTAGGAGCTGATGGATTACAAGGAAACCAAGAAAGTTCTGATGGTGTATCCATCAAAGATATGATTAATATTTTGGATAAGTTTGAAAATTCAAATGGCCAAAATATAAATGATATTAAAACTGATTTAGAAGAAATATTTCCTAATATTACAAGAGAAGAGTATCGTACGATGATCACTCAACTTATGAATTCAATTGATTATGCTAATGACCCTAAGAAGAGAACTAAAAATCCTTCCACTGGGAAATATGATCCAACACCTCAAGAATTAGCTCAAAGAATGAAGCATAAGTTAAATCATATTAAAGATGTTAATTCACAGCAATCTGAAAAAGTAGGTAGCACAATTATGCCTTTCAATAGTAGACAAGCACAAGTAAAGAAAAAGAAAAAAACTAGGGGCAATCCTTTCCGTGTTTTAATGGGGAAAGTTGGAAAGCTTTTAGATCATGGACTTGAAAAGAAAGACATTGTAAGATATTTAAATAAGCAAAAGTACTGGAATAGCGAAACAATTGAACGTGCTGTTGACATTGTAAGAGATTATAACAAGAAAATTAAAAAAGATTCTAAAGATGAAGAGCCAGCCAAGAAAGCATCTCAAGAATTAAATATTAAAGTTGCTTCTTACGATTATGACACCAAACCAGATTTTGAAAAGAGATCAACACCAGAATTAATTTCAAGAGCATATTTTTTAGACGATTTGTTAGCTTATAATAAAACTACTCCTCAAGGTGATTTTAAAGAAGCGGCTAATAAAGAAGGCGCTAAAGAAGAACTTTCTAAAGTTAAAGCTGAGCTTAAAAAAAGAGGAATGGATCTTAAAAACTTAGATTTAGGGTAAAAAATAATGGAAAAGAAAAATTACACAATAAAAATGAAACTTCAATCACAAAACCCTAAGACAGTTGGAAAATTAATTGGTGGAACTGGGATTTTAGATATGCTCAAAAACATTATGGGCAATCTTTCTCCTATGCACTCAATGCCAGAATCACCATTCCATGATTTAGAAAATGATGATATCGATGCATCAGACCCGGTAGGCGCAAAGCTTTTAAACATGGGTGGCCCTAAGCATGTTGTAAAAATCTTCAGGATGCAATCACCAGAAGATATGCATCATGCAATGAAGCATTTAGCAAATACACTTTCTGAAACAAGAAATGCTTATATTAGAAAAGAATTAAGACATTTATTTGCTTCCATCAACTGTGCATTGGGTAATGAAAACGATGCATTTACAATGGAAAGAATTGCAAGCAAATTACCAAAGAAATCTCCTGGACTATGGCAAGCAGAATCTATTGCAACAGTTGAAAGGTTAATGAAAGTTGCAAATGTTCAAGAATATGATGCGCTTGTTGAAATTGATAAAATGCTTAGCAATGGTGGTTATGCTCATGTAGCTAATGCATCAAAGATTGCTAAAAATATGTACGAAGCAATTTCAACTCCAAGAAACACTAGAGTTGCATATACTACATTAGCAACTACCGATGGTGAACCAATTTTAATGTGTCCTAAAGGCAAAGTAGAGTTTGGCTCTGCTGTCCCAATGGAAGCATCAAAGTGTAGATGGAATTGTATTGACTCAAGATTAGATGTTGACGGAAACGTTAGATGTAATTATGAATCTTGGATGAAGCAATCATTCCAATCCCATGATGTTGTAATGGGAAGATTAGACACAACAAGACATCCTGACAATGAAGCTAATTTATTAAATATCAAAGATGGTGAAAGAAAAACCCATGAAGATGAAATTGGCTATGAAAAGATGTTTGAAGACAGTGATCTCAAGGCAGCTAAACTTAGAAAAGACAAACCAAATACAGATGACAGCATGGAAAAACAATTAGCTGATCTTTCTGCTGTTGGTTATGGCCACACAGTTGACGATAAAAAACTCAACAAAAGAACTGCACAATCTGATCACTCTAAAACAATAGAAGACCAATTACCACGTAAAGGCGAACAAAAGAAATCATTATTTGATCTTCTTGTAAGCAAATATAATACAAAAGTTAATTTAGATGAAAAAATCGAAGTTAATTTAGAAGACAATGCTGGGCTTTACGATAGAAAAGGTGAAGAAGATAAGTCCACTATTGAAAAAATTAATGAAATGAAAGAAAATCCAATCAATGTATCTGAAGAAATAAATGAAGATGCAGGTGATGGAGATGATAAAAGCTTGCCAGATCATTTAAATAAAACAGCATCAAAAGATGAAAAATCTTTTGACAATATGTTGGAAGATAAAAGAACTAATAAAAAATTAGATAAAACAATTGAAGAAATGCTTGAAGATGATGCAGAAAACTGGGGACATCAATTTTCTGATGATGATTTAAAAGAATTCGCAAAACACTTAGGCTTAGATTACATTTTAGAAGAATCAAGAGAAGAAGACTAATGTGGTACAGAATTAAAAAGGCTCAATTTGGAGGAGGAGTTGTAAAAGCTACTCCTCTTTTGCCTGTTTCAAGCGGACAAATTGAACAAGAACTTCAAGAAGAATTAAAAGATTCTACTGAGTTTAATAATTTTGATGAACTTAATGAAGCTTTAAAAATGATCTTGGAAGAAATGGGGCAGACTTTAGAAGAATATTATGAAATGTCTGCAGCTCAACAAAAAGAACTTTGGGAATTATTAATTAGAAAACCTCATCACATTGGAGGCAGCGAATCATTAACTGATCGTGATCTTAATTCCTATGGAGATCAATTATCTTCTAATTCACAAAGAAGACTGTCCCCTTTTCATGATTCTCCAGAAAACACTACAATTGAAGAACAGTTAGATGGATCAAGACATCAAAATAGTAATGTAGATCCAATTAACAAACAATCCTCTGAAGTTGGTAATGGAGTTATTCTTCAAACAGGTATTGGATCACCATCATTCTTTGCATCTTCAAAATCCAATCCTCTCTTTACTGGTGATTTGCCTTCAGCAAGAACACTTATATAATCAAATAATCTCAATGTGGGTATAAATAAAATATGATTTCCAAGAATGCACCTACATTAGCAAACGTTTTAAAAACAGCAGCGCAAAATGTATCGGGAGAGAAAGTTTCATCAGCAGAATATTCAGGACAATATGCTTATTCTAGAATTGCAACTGGACTAGGACCGTCTGTAAATTCTAAAACTTCTCAAATATCCGGTGGTAACAATACAATGACCACCGCACCAAACTTTTACTCTCCATTCCTTACTCCTACATCTTTTTCAATTCCAAATGCTAGACGTGAAGTTTATCTTTGGGCGAACTGGTGGAGGAACAATGAGCCAAAAATTGCTGCAGCCATTAACTTCTATACCAACTACCCTTTCTCTGGTTGGAAATTAGAATGTTCTTCTTCATATGTAAAAGATTATTTTGAAAAGTTAATTGAAGAACTTAACTTTCAAAAATGGCTTCCAGAAATCTCGAAAGTTTACCATTTACTTGGAGATGCATTCGTTCTTCTTTCAATTGATTGTGAGCATTGTCATGGATCAAATTGGGATGAAGAAAAGGACGAAGCCTGTAAACATGATGGCGCAACGTGGAAATCAGTATGTTTATTAAATCCAGATAGTGTTCTCAAGTCTCCAAGTATGATTGACCAGGCAGGAATGTACACTTATAGACCATCTCCTGAAGAAATCAAAATTGTAAATGAGAGACAGCCAAGAGAATATTATGATGCTATTCCTGACAATGTAAAGAAACTTATATTAAAAGGCGATCCAATTCCGCTATCTCCAATTTCTATTCATCATTTTAAACATGGATCTAACCCTTGGGAAGATTATGGTACTCCTCTTATTAGACCATTATTTCCAACATTAGCCTACAAAGATAAATTAAGGCAATCTCAATGGATTGTTGCAGAAAGACATATTCTTCCTGTAAAAGTTGTTAAAGTAGGAAATGACCAAAGACCAGCATCGCAAGAAGACCTTGACTCTGTTCAGGATGAGTTGGCTGCAATTGCTAACGACCCTAACCTTACTCTTGTCACTCACCATGCTTTTGACTTTGATTATGTTGGAGCTTCTGGAAAAGTACTTCAATTAACAAATGAATATGAATTAATTGATCAGGAAATCCTTGATGGTGTAATGCTTAATAAAGCTCTTCTTAATGGCGAAGGTCCGACATATGGTAATGCTCAAGTTGGTCTTCTTGCAATGGCTCAAAGATTAGAGACATTTAGAAGAGAAGTGGCAAGATGGGTTGAGCAATGCGTATTTAAACCTGTGTCTGAATGGAATGGCTTTACAGTTGAAGGCGAAAGAGGACAAGAAGAAATTATCTTTCCTACAATCAAGTTTGATGATCTTCAATTAAGAGATGACACTGGTAAGTTGCAGATGCTTGTAACTGCTAACTCAAATGGTGTTATTTCCAATATGACTCTTATTGAACAATTTGGATTAGACCCAGATCAAGAAATTGAAAGACTAAGATTTGAGCAAGGGTCTAACTTTGTTCAAAACCCTGCATTTGGAAACCTAGATTCAAGTAATGGTTTTCAATCAGGGGAAGTAACTGGTCAAGGTTTTGGTGCAGATATGGGAATGGGTTCACCTGGAATGGGAATGACACCTCCTCCTCCTGGTGGTATGGGTGGCATGGGTGGTGGAATGCCAGGTATGCCTATGGCTAGTAATTTTATTCAAAATTATAGATTAGCTGCTTCTATTATGAACGAGCTTTACTATGAGAACTTGGAAAATAATTCGAGTTTGATCAATATAAGGGTTGCTGGAAGAAGATTTAAGTCAGCGGCACATGAGGGATTTATTAGAAGCTTATCACCTGTTTCTGGACGTGGTAAGCTTGGATCTTTACCTGAAACTTATGATGGTTTTGGTGGTGTTTTAAATCCTTTACCTTTTGGCGGACCTTATTCAAAAGCACTTAATTATGCCGCTGAATATGAACAATATGGCTTTGCAAATAGTGAAGATACAAGAAATGTTTATGCTGCAAAGAAAATGGAAAAACCACCAGCACAAATGTTTACCTCAATAGAAAAGAAACTTTATGGTCTTTTACTTTCTATTAATTTACCTTATCCATTGTATGCTCAATATTCCGCTGGTCCTACTATGGACTATCAACTAGATGCTGCAATTCCTACTCTTAAAATTGGAGTTGAAGCTGATGGTGAAATATGGCACAACAACTCTGGAAAAATTGCAAAAGATAAAAGAAGAGATATCGAACTTGCTTCTAATGGATGGGTCATGTTAAGGTTCACAGATAAAGAATTAAATGATCATCCACAAGATGTACTAAATGTTGTTATGCAAGCAATACGAAAGAAAACTGGAAAAACTGAAGGACAAAATCCAGATGAAATAAAAATTTAATTCTTTTCGAATGTGTACAAAAAACCTATCGATTTCGATAGGTTTTATTGTTTTAACAGGATTTTTAGAGCAAAACTGAGAAGAGAAATTAGAGTAAATGTCTAAAATTGTTTCAGCATTAAACAATTGCAGGAGAAAAATTTATTTATGTACAGAGTAGCAATAGGTGGGCCTATAACAATTAATAGCTTTCTCACCGAACATGACAGAAATACTGCAAGAGAACATATGCTTAAAACTGCTTCCAAACAAATGAGAGAAGCTGCTAAAATTGGTTTACAATCTTTATACGCAGATCCTTCAGAAGTTTTAGAAAAATATAAAGATTTCGATATTGTCAAAGAAATGAAAGCTCGTAAGGATGCTAAACTTCTTTGGGTAAGAGCTAGATCCATTGATGCAGACACAGTTAATCATAATGGAGACTATTTTTCTAAAGCTGAATTATTAAAAGAAGTTGAAGTTAAAGGCGAAAAAGTACCAGCTTATAAAACATTCGAAGGTGTGCCTATTTACACCAACCATAAGAATGACGATATAGAACAAGCAAAAGGTATGGTTGTTTACGCAGAATGGGAAGAATCTGAGAATTGTGTTTATTGTACATTTTTCGTAGATGAAGAAGCTTACCCTGATATTGCAAGAAATATTAGAACTGGTGTAATTCATGATGTCTCAATGGGATGTTCAGTTGCCTACGGAATATGTTCTAAATGCGGCAATAAAGCATACACAGAAAAAGAGTATTGTTCTTGTCTTAAAAAATGGAAAGGCAAAAAAGAAAATGGAACAGGTAAGTCCATTTATGAAGAAAACTATGATTTAAAATTCATTGAACTTTCTTGTGTAGGTGACGGTGCTTTTGATACCTGTGAAATTAAAGAAATCTACGATGTTGAAGATATCCTTAATGCCGCTACCGATGCTGAGAAGAAAGCATCTGAGTTGATTTCTAACATTGTAATTGCTCAACAAGGCGCTCCATCAGACCCAACTGTTAGACATGAATATGAAGAATGTTTAAGAGTAGCAGAAGATACCACTAGAACTGCAATTAGATTAGCTCAATCTGCCGGTACTTTAGTAGGCGGACAATTGATGGCTGGAGAGGGCGCAAATCAAAACTCTACAGTCCAAGCAGTTTTAGGAGCTTTGGGAATTGATCCTAGAGCTGGTTTAAATATTTTAGATCTTATCAATTTATCACTTAACTTTTTAGAAGTAGCTGTGATGAATATGTTTGCACGTAAAGACAATGTTGATTTAGTACACGTAGGCAAAATCACTAAATCAATGGCAGATCTTCAATCAACAATGCAAGATATGATTGATGATGGAATTGATGTTGGTTCAGGTCAAGGGCAACAACCCTTAAATCAACAACAATTACAACAACAGCCTCAGCAACAACCACAACAGCCTCAACAAGGTAATGTTGCTCCTGCTAACTATATGCCAGCAGGAAATGTAGGCAGAATGATTGAGCCTGCATTATTTACAGCTCCACAACAAGGAGTTGGAGGGGCTGTTGCATTAGCTTCTTCAACACATAATCTTGTATGGGCATCCAAAGATGGCAGAAGAGAAGTCTTTGCCAGCACATCAACTCAACCTAAGGATAGTTCGTTTATAAAACTAACTAAGGGATTGATTCAATTCAAAGAAGCATTGTCAGATAATACATCTATTGCTTCTGTTACACAAAACGTTATTAGAGTTGCTAATGAACGAAACAAAAATATTAGAAACAATACGCCCCATTCTCTAAGGGCGGAGGGAAATAATCAAATGGATCATTTTGCTAAGATAGCGTCTGAACAACGCAAAAAATTAGCTGCCGCCGTTACAATCGATTTTAAGGTTGAGGATGGGGCTGGTAATCGTTTAGTTCTTTCAACAGATGGTTCTATTACTGGATTCACTAATGGTAATAGATCAAGCTGGGAACCAATTCTTTCTGAACAACAACTTTCTGCTATGGAAAGTGGCCAAGGTGCTAGAGTTGCTGCAGATCTTCTTAAAGATTTTGTAAAGACTGCAATCAAGGCTCCTCATATGGACAAAGATGTTAAAGAAGTTGAACTTAAGGGTGAACGTAAGGGTTTACCTTACAAAAATATTGCTGATGGCATTGCTACACAACATGCAGATGCACATGCAGACATGACAAGAGAAGAAGCTCTTGAAAGTTTGAGAAAAGATAATGCAGAGTATGGTGAAGAAGCATTAATCTCAGTTGGCCTTTATGGTCATAAAGTAAAAGATGCTGATGTAAAAGAAACTTTATCTGAATTAGTTGCACAAGCTAATAAGGGTGTTTCTGAAGAAGGACTTAACGAAAGATTGGAATGCTGCAGAGTAGAAGGTTCTGCTCCAGCTCATGAAGTTATGGTTCATACAGTTGAAGCATTAGGTCATGCTGTAGTTGAATCATACTCCACTCCATCTGAAGTTGTTGAAGCTTCTACAAAACTTGCAAATGAAGAACTTTTACCTGAAATGATTGCAACAGCATCAGCTGGTACAAGTGTTCGTGCAAAGCTTGCATCTAAAGCAGATTTCTTTAAGAGTGAAAGAGTTTCAAGCTCACCTTTAACAGCTGTACTTACATCCTTAGGAGATAGAGTTTCAAAGACAGTCACCGCTGGTGATCTTGCTGAAGCACTAAGAGTTGCAGCCAGTGAAGTTGATTTCACAATGGAATCTGTTACAAAACTTGCTGAATTAAAAATGTCAAGTGCTAAAGGTTCTACGTCTGAAGCAAAAGCTAAAGTTTCCAAATCAGAAGAACTCAGAACTGCACTTAAAGGCAATGTAACTGGCGATGCTTTAATTTCAAAGAACGATTTAAAGTCAGTTATTTCTGCAATGGCTATGTCGGCTGATGATACAGATTCAACACCTGAAGAAGTTGCAACAGAAGTTGAAGAAATGGATGAAGAAGAAATGATTGCTGAAGTTAACAAAGCAAGAACAGCTTCTGCCACTAGCGCAAGATTAAAATCTAGAGCTAGACGAGAATTCTGGGGCGAAAGAGTTGCTTCCAAAACTAATCTTTCAACAAATGTTATTGGCTGGTTAGCAGATTATGCTACTAATTTTAACCTTTCAACTAGATCTATTGTAACAGCTGCTAAGAAGCTTGTTTCTGATGGTGAATTAGCTGAGAAGTTGATTGTTAAGGCAATCGAAACAAAACAAAATGCTGAAAGAACAGCAGCTATGCAAGTTACTCATGAAACATCTGATTCTATCAGATTTGTCTGCAGAACTGAAGATTTAGATGGCCTTAAGCCTAATGACGAAGGTTTTGAAGATGCTTTCAGACAAAAGGCAATGGAAGTTCTTCAAGGAAATGGTTTTACAGTAGACCCTAACACATTCTCATTCACAGATTTGAATGTATCAGCTTATGGCGACATCAATGCAACTGTATCTTCAAGAACATCTAAAACATTCTCAGCACAGAATACTTCTGAAGTACCTGTAGTTGGTGGTGAGATGGGCCCAGTAGAAGAAATGGGTGAGCCACAAGTCATTATGACCGATGAAGCTAGAATGGCAAGAAATGAAAGAAGAAGCAGAATCTTAAATAAATATGCTCAAATGACAGCGCCTGGTCAAGCGATGGGTGGTGGAATGGGCGCTCCAGCTGCACCTGATATGGGCATGGATGCTGGTGCTTTTACTGGTCAAGGTATTTCCGCTATGACCACAGATCCAATGGCAGCAGATGCTCCAGCGGGTGAAGATATGGATGCAATGTCAGAACCAGGTGATAAGAAGCCATGGGGCACAGTTTGCCCTGTTTGTGGATCTGATGATGTAGATGTTGCTGAATCAAAGGGTTCCTGTAATTCATGTGGATCTACTTATGAGATTCAAATGTCCTTAAAGCTAATTTCTGATGGAACAGGCGGACAAGGCGAAAAGGATGAAGAACCTGAAGCAGACATGGGTGACATGGGTGCTATGGGAGATCTTGGTGCTCCTCCAGCTGCTCCAGTTGGTGGACCAATGGGTGCTCCAGCTCCAGGTGGAGCTCCTGCAGCAGGCATGCCTGGTTTACCAGCAACAGCTTCAGTTAAGGGTTTATTTAGATTGGCCGCTACAGTGGATGCTGATGTTTATCTTGAAACTGCAAAGGAAGGATTTACCAGAACAGCATCTAAGAGATTGCCAATCGGTATGGTATGTCCTAAGTGCGGCAATAGAGAAGCAAACAAGGTTAAGGACACTTCTTTCTGCCATTCTTGTGGAAATATATCCAAAACTACTGTTGCACAAAACAAGAAGAATCCAAGCAAACTTGACGTTACAATTACTTGGATTGACTAATTATTAAAATATAGTAAAAATAGGGAATTATAGAATAAATAGTTCCCTATTTAACTGTAAAAGTAAAAACTATAGCAGGAAAAAAATACTTTATTCAAGAAAGTATTTACTAATATCAACTACTTTGCCGAGTAGTTGAGCGTGAATAAATGAGGGAAGCAGCACAAACAAATGAAAAATAATACGAAGACAGCTGGTATTCAAGATAAATTTGTCGCTCTTCGTTTAGCCGAATTGAAGGCAACCGATAAAGAAGATTTCCAAACATGTGTAGCAGACATGCAACGCACTGCATCACTTAATCAAAGTGAAGCAATTGCAGTGGCTAAAGCTATCAGAGCAAAGTATCTTCCAAATCTTGCAAGAGAAGCAGGTTTTACAAAAGAGACATCAGGTGGATTTTTAAATCTTGATGACAGCCATGAAGAGACTGCAGACTTCGCAAAAGAAATGACAAACGATGATGACGAAGACATGCCATTCAATGGCGCTAACGATTTAAATATTGACGAAGACGATGAAGAAGCAAGCGAAGTAGAAGATGACGATATCGCAACTTTTGAAATTGAAGTTCCCGCTGATATGGTTGACGCCGCACAAAAGGCAGTGCAAGAGGCGCTTGACAGGGTATTAGGCGGAAATGATTCTGATGATGATATGGAAATGGAAGATGACGATATGTCAGATGAAATGGAAATGGATTCAGATGAGGATGAAATGGAAGATAATTCCGATGAGAGCCAAATGCATAAAACTAGCAGGAGAGACAACAAAATGAATAGACAATCATTAGCTGCTCGCCGTGCGGAGAGAGAAGAGATCCTTCGCAAATTTGCTTCTGAAGAGGAGCACGTAGAGGCGTCAGGCAGTTTTAAATACAGTGACGAAATGAATCAGTATCCAGGAGAAATGAAGTATCCTACCATGAAGTTACAAGGCGAAAACTCAATGAAGGGTGAAAACCCAGATTTCGCTAAGACTAAGGTTCCTACTAAGAACCCTAAAAATCTTCAATTCAAGGATTCCATGGATGCTGTTGGTTTCGAAGGTTCTGGAGAGAGTTCAGACTTTGAGTACGAAGTAGATTGGAAGCAAATGGACGCTAATGTAGTTCCTACTACAGGCGAAGCTAAATTAAAGGGCTTTGAGATTCCTTCAGAAATGGATCTTCAAGCACGTAAAACAACCGTTGCACAAAAAGAAGATGAAGATTTAGCTTCATATGCTAAGTCAAAATACAAGTGTGAAGATTGCGGAACTGTCAAAGAAATGTCAGAAAGAGAAGCAATGGAAGCAACTTGTGAAACATGTTCTGGTAATAACAAAGTTGAAGCAGAAAATCTTAGCACAGAAGATGTTGATGCCAATGCAACTGCGTTAATGAATGCAGCTGAACTTGGTCAAGGTGTTGTTGACAAGACTAAGCAAACTGGAAATGCATTAGCATCAGTTGAAACTGCAAGAATCAAGGCAGCTTATTCCTGCGCAACAAAATTAGCTTTAGCTGGAATTATTACTTCCAATGAAACAGACGACTATGCTGGCCAACTTCTTGAAGATGGTATCAGAGCAGACGTTATGATCAAAAACACCCAATTACTTCTCAGATCAGCCCAAGCATCCGCAGAGCGTGTTGCTGCATCAGCTGCTGAGAGACTCAATGTTAGAACTGCCTCCACGATGGGTATTTCTACTTCCCCTGCACTTTCTGGTTCGTCCAATAGTGCAGCTCTTGACATCCAAGCTGCTCTTAGGGGTACTTGGTCAATGCCACAAATCGAGGGTTAGTCCTCACAAATTAATTTTAGGAGAATAAAAAAATGGCAATTCGTGCATTAAATTCAGTGATCGTTGCTAACTATGAAACAGCTGCTAATGCTTCCTGGCATGCAGGAGCTTGTTTAGCTCGTGATACATCCAATGTTGGTAGAGTAGTTTTAGCTGACAGAGCTTCTGGCGCTATTGTTGGTGGATTCGTTGGCTTCTCCGCAGATGATACTGCTAGAACCGACAACACCATGATCCTTGCTGATCCAGTTGGTTCCAACTACATCGACGGTTCCGGTGTTTTCCAAACAAACAACAACGGCTTCTACGTTGCTGCAAAGAGAGCAATTGGTGACTTCCAAGCTGAGAACGTTAACGGCGTTACCAACCTTTCCGCACAATCTTCCGGCTACGAAGGCCCAAGAAGAGGCGTTGGCGTTTTCAACACCCCAGGTGGACAATTCGTTACCGACCAATTCACAACTGCAGCTTCCTCAGGCGTTAGTGCTGATAGCTCTACAGCTACTTATGCTCCAGGTGCTTATCTTACTGTTGCTTCTGATGACAGTGGCAAGATGGTTGAGTTAGCAAACAAGGCACACGGCCCAGTTGTAGGTATTGTTGACAAGTATGACTCAGCTGCTGGCTTACTCTACTTCACCCAAGCTTACTTCGAGAGAGCCATCTAATAGTTAGGACTTAAAAGGAGAAAATAAAATGTCAATGATTAAG